TTATTTTACAATTTATTTGGTTATATTTTCTTAAAATATATTGTTAAACGAAAAAAGAATTTTATTGACAAACTTTCCCAATTGATGTAAGATAAAAGAAATGAGTAGAGCCTCAACTTTATTGTCGGCTGAGATAAAGTATTATTGATCGGATAAGTCTTCCCAGAACGGTGACGTTCTGTTTACATATAATAACGCCCCTCATAAAAGGGGGAAAGGGGGTGTTATATGGGCGAGGACATTTTTTATATGTTTTTAACTTTTATTATAAATGTGATTTCTCAAATTGTTGCATATCAGATAGTAAAAATTTTAGAATTACATAATAAAAATAAAAGCAAAAATGATCGCAATCCATCAGAAAGCGATCATTAATGCGCAACAATAACAGCCAAAAAAGATGAACAATAGGCTTAATCTATCTATAGAGACTTTGCTCATTTCTATTAATAAGCCCATAATAAGTCCGACATTAAATATAGAATAGCAAAAAGGGATGTGTTTTAACACATTCTATTTTTATATCATTCTATATTATTTTTCACGATTTGTCAATAAAAATAAGAAAAATATTTCGGGAAATCGGTATTTTTATTCCTATTTTTCACGATTTTTATCCAAATTTTTTAAACAAAAAGCTTTATTTTTGCAATTTTAACTTTTCCCAACAGAAAAATGAAGCAAATTTTTAAAGCTCAGATAATGACTTCTGTTCAACTTTCTTATTTTTTAAAAGTTAAATAAACGCTTCGTCCGACTCATCATCCTCATCTGATTTTATAATATAATGATTCTTAGTGGTAGACACATCATTGTGCCCAAGAAGTTTCTGCGCAACCTCCGCTGATTTATGTTCGTAAACCACAAGATTTGTAGCTCTTGACTCTCTGAAAAGATGAGGATGAACTCTACGTCCAACAATTTCTGTAAATAATCCACTACACCAATCATTAAAGACTCCACTTCCTACTTGTCTTGTTTCAGATCCATCCTTCTTCTTTATAACAAACATATATGGACAATCGTCATCGCCACGTTCTTCAATCCATTTCTTTAACCAATGCATCGCATCTTCGCCAAATTTTAATTTTCTAGGTTTACCTTGAATTGATTTGCCTTTGCAGCGAATTGTATGAGTATGATACTGTCTTGAAACAGCTTCAATTTCTTTTCCATCTTCATCAAGAATTTTAATTTTCTTTTCCTTTGCAGGATAATCAATAATCTCTTTAAGAAGCTGTCTGGCTTCAGCTCTACGACAACCTGTTGAATATGAAAATACGAGATAAGCTAATTTCTGCCATTCTTCACGCTTTTCTAATTCTTGACAAAGTGCAACATATTCATCTGGTGTAAGAGGTACTTTTTCGTGTACATATCCAGTCTGTACAACTTTAAGTCCTACTGTAAAGTTACGGAATGTGGGTATCTCTTCCTCATACATCATCATAACGTAATTACAAAACGCACTTACACAAGATTTTTTAAACCTAATTGCTGAATCTGACATACCACGGTTAGTAAGCCAATTCAAATATTTCTGAAACTCTTTCTTTTTAATCTGGGTAAAATCTTTATCATTTAGGTTATCCTTTACCCATTTGAAAAATATTCGTAATCCTGATTTATAAGCTGGTTTTGTCTGGGCTGAAAGATCGGATTGGTTGTCGAGATAATCTTGAACCATATCCCTATTGGATTTGTTTACCGTCAACCATTCCTCATCTGTGATTTCAATAGTTCTACCTGCTATCTTTCCATCCAATACAATCACTTCCTTCCATATATAAAAAGAAGTGAAATAGCAATAAACACTAAATCACTTCTTTGTCATTTATTCAATATTAATCTGATTTTTCTTTACAAGCAACTTTCTAATATATTCCAATCCTTTGCGGGTAGCATAACTAACAGGTCTATAATTACCATCAGTGCAAGGAGTTTCTTTTACTTTAAATAATCCCTGTTCCATAAATCTCTGATATGGAATATTTATATTTCCCTTGTAAAACATCACATCATTGTTTCTGAGAAATAAATATAATCTCTTTAATCCAATACCAAGTTCTTTAGCAACAGTGTTCATTGGTAGAAGACCTTCTGTACTCATAAGCGTGTCATAAAATTCTTTTAACTCAGTATTTTCAGCTTTTAATTTTTCATTATTATCATGCAACTCACGAATAACAAGAATTTTTGTCTCTTCGCTTAAATCAGGAAGATAATTATTTACAAATTCTTCTTCTCTATCTGTTTCTACATAACCACCTGTTTTGTTAACCATTGGAAGAACTTCATTTACAACCCATTTTCTAAATGGTTTGCACTTTTCTGTATGTGCTTCAAACATAAAATCATATAACTGATTCTCTGTTAAAAATGGTTGTCCATCGTGGACAACTGGCGTAATTACAGCATTCTTGACAGTTTTATCAATTCTTTCTGTTCTTGCATACTGCTTTCCTTTAGCAGTTTTTACATATCCAAGTGCCATGCCAGTTGAATAAAGTTCAAACATTGGAACTCCATCAATAATCTCAATAGTTACATCAGTTACTTCAAATTTCTTTAAAATTTTGTTTTCTTTTTTCATTTTAAATTTCTCCTTTTCTAAAAAATATCTTCTAGTAAAAGGAGAGGGCAGGTAATTATCCTGCAAGTCTCTCCGCTAATTAGTGCGATAGGAGTATACCCTATACATGCGTCTCACTAACGAAGGTAGAGATAGGAGAGTATTAACCATCCTATGAACTCTTTATCGGATTATCCATCCGACCTCATTTATACATTCTCTGTTTATTTCGCTATAAACATTGAACATTATTACATCAGTTTGGAATCGAACCAAAAATCAAATTCAAACAATTTTGTGTTACCATTACACTACTGATGCGTTTTTCTTTTGTCTTAATCCAGTCTTGTATGCGTGAATAAGATTTTCACTATATGTACACCATTCCAGATTTTCAACATAATTATTAGTTTTATTCCCATCTATATGGTTTACACATTTCTTATTCTCTATATTTTCTATGAAAGCCATTGCAACTAATCGATGGACATCTACAGTCTTCCTCTTGCCATGGTCATATAAATTAGCCGTAAGATATTTTGTGTGCTTGTTAAATTTAAGAGATAAAATATTTTCACCTCTTGCAAAACTTTTTACTCGTCCATAATTACTAATCTGATATCTACCTTCATATCCTGCAATGTCTTTCCAGATTTCACCCTTAATCTCAAGAATTTTTTAAACCTTCTTTCAATATATTGAATCTCACACTGCTAAAGCAGTATGATTCTTGGGAACCCTTTTGCCGAGAATATTTTCTAAGCTATCCCAATTGTTTTCATTTTTATATTCTCTGTTTATTTCACATTTGAACATCGAAATTAACGACTTAAACAAGACTCGAACTTGTATCTTTTTCGTCAGTGGCTTTCACACTGGTGTCTGCGGTTTTACCTTGAATGCTTTACCATTAAGCTATTAAGCCATAATAAAAGAGTGCGCAGTATTTACCACGCACTCCCATATTTAAAAATCAAATCTTAACTTTTCGATTAAATCTTCAACATCTAAACCATTGCTATTGTAATAAGAATAAGAAGAATGTCCATTATCTGTATGTTTTGTTATTGCAAAGCCACAAATATTGCCATCTTCGTCTTTTAAGATTTCTGCCGCTTGATTATGTGCTTCACAACAATCGCAACAACCACAACAAGCATCATCGTCTTCTTCAATATTTACCTCATAAGCATCATCTGTGTCAACAGTCTGAATTACCTTTGAGCTACAATTATCTAAAATAAAGACCTTAGAAGCACCACAGTTATCATAATAGATACCTTCTTTATTTCTAGCTAAACTCAACCAGAGTTCGTTGTCATAAATCATTAATACATATTCACCATTGTAGCCGTCAAAATCTACAGGATGGAATGTATCAATGGACATACATTCATAACCATATCTGATTAACTCTGCAAAGATTTCTCTCATTTCGTCATATTTTGCAATAACTGTTACATCATTTAATGGGTCTTCTTTTGCAATGTCATGTATTGTATCTACAATATATTCACAAAAATCTTCTACACATGAGAATTTTAATGTTTCCAAATAACTCACTCTCCTAAATTAGATATTCTTAGCACTCTTATTCATCTTGAATGTGATTTCTGAGTGAGCTTCTGTGTGCCATGGCTTTTCAACTCCACCAAGCTTAGAAACACCACTCTTTTCTGGAACATTCTTTACAGAAAATGCACCAAGTCTACCAAATGGAATCTTTTCTTCCTTATTAGCTGTAAGATTTTCTACAATCATTGTTTCAAATGTAGAGAGAAAAGCTTCTGTTTCCTTCTGATTGAACTTCTTATTAATTTCTAAACCTGCAAATACGTCGTTTACTCTTTCTGTGTATTCTCTAATTAATTCTAACTTTGTCATAATTTTTTTTAATTCCTTTCATTCTTAATAATTTTTATTTTTTTGTTTACAAAAATAGAGAGTAGCTGCCAATCTGGTCAACTCTCTCATAACTTTTACGATTTTTTGTTTTAAAACACGGTTAATCGTGAACCAATATGGCTAACATAAGTTATTCTCGTTTATTAATGCCAGTCGAGTTCTGGTCTAGTTAAATTTTACATCATACAGGCAATCTAATCCATTCTTTGTAACAACAGAAATGGTTTGAGATGGCTTAGTATGTAATCGTAAATCTAATGCATAATTATCTGTTCCTGATAGTGTTCCACTTTCTATTACTTTAGTATTGTACACGGTCGTTAACCCATTTTTGTGTCTATGACCGAGATACACTAAGGATGGACAAGTCCCAAATAAAAATGTAAATTTCTGTACGACATTACTAGGAGAATCTTTATCTCCATGTGAACTCATAACAATATTATTTCTCACGGTGAACATGGCGATAGATTCCTCTATTTCGTTTTTATAAAATTTAATATTGTCAAAATTCTGTAATTTTGCTTCCAAAAATGGAATAGCAAGATGGTCGATGTTTTCTCCTTTTAAAGAATCTTCTTTTTTAGGAGAAATACGAGAATGGTTGCCTGGACAGATATATACATTTACTGTATTAAAATGATAACTTAATTCAGCTAAGAATTGAGAAATATAATTCGTAACACTCAAAAACTGTTCGATTAAATTTTGATTATTCTCAATTCTTAATTCATTATGAATAATTCCTGAAACCAATTCAGATAAAATTACGTAGGCATTTTCTGAACCATGTCTTAATTGAACCTCAAAAATCTTATCAAGATACTGATTAAATCTATCTTTTAATACATTTTCGTCAAATTTATTGAAATAATTATCAATTTCAATTCCAGCGTGAATGTCTGTACATGAGATAATTAAATCATTGTCTGTTTTTAAAACACCAGTAAACTGTTTTGATTCATCATATAAAAGAGGGGAACTCTGATATTCTAAAATATTTCTAATTACCTGCTCTTTATAACTTTCTTTTCTAGCTTCTTCTCGAATTACACGATTTAATTCATTTCTTTCATCACGAACTTTCACTCGTTCTTTCTGTAATTCACGCTTCTGATTTTCAAGTTCTTTAAGATATTTGTCATCGTGTGATGAATCACTCTGACTTTCTTTCCACTTATAATATTCAGACACAAATGCAGAACCTACAAGAGGTGGTTGTGAACCTTTACGAATCGTATCAGGATTAAACTCAAGACCATATCTAGCACAGATTTCCGACCAGTCATCGTCAGAAATATGCTGTACCTTATTTGAACAATCTTGTAACAATTGCTCATACCTGTCTGTAGTTAATTCATACTTTTTTAATTCTTCTTCAATATTAAACAGTTAATAACACTCCCTTAATCATTAGTGGCAGGAATTTCATCGTCCTGTTTAATTGTAAGAGAAATACCTTCAACTTTATCCCAGTCTTCAAGTAACTGTCTTAAATTGTAAGTCTTACAATCGTCCTTATTGTATTCTGTAATCGTCATGTCATTTAAGTCTATCGTAGCGTTCTTAAATGTAGTGCTTTTACTTAACTTTGCCATTTAAATCTTCCTTTCATTCCATTTGTAATTATGCAAATTTTGAATAGCTAATAATATTTTCTCTGTACTTATTAAGAGCTTTCATTGCCTTCTTGTCTTCAACTAAGAAATAATGCTTGTATCTAGTATAAGTATGATTAATAAAATAACCAAGACCCTTATCTCTAAGATACTTTGCTTCTTCTTTGCTAATATTAATTATAATAATTCCTTCTTTCGTTTTTATTATGTCATTTGAATGACATTAAGCGCTATACGAGAATCGAACCCGCACCCTCAGTTTGGAAGACTGATGTTCTACCATTAAACCAATAACGCAAAAAAGAGTAGGGGGATACCTACTCTTCGAATAAGAGAATATATGAGCTGACATTATGAACTTTTAAGTCATTTATTTTTTTCACAATTATGCAAATATCTGACTTTTTTTCTAAAATCATCTGTAAACACTGATGACATAAATATAGAGTAATCTGAATTCGTATTTAATCTATTTGTAACGGATTGTTCGGATGGTATATACCTTGAAGTTACTTTTAGTCCAGGAAATAATTTTAACTCTACAAAATTATCACTATCACTAAATTTATCCTTTACCACATCTCCTAAAGTATTTATGATTTTACAAATATCCTTCAGTGAACAACCTGTTCTTAAATTTATTTCTTCTATAACATCTTTTTGATTATAATATCTTTTCTCTTGTATTATAGTCACTCCTTTGATATAATTGGTATAAATTGAACAATACGAAAAATAGAATAGGGTAGTCATCTTAAATTAAAATTGATAATAAATAGACTTATGCCTTTTTAAATACCGCTGAACGGCAATGTGTGTTTTTAAATAATAGATAGATAACTTACCCCTTCCTATGTAACTTAAAAATAGCGCCACAGTAGGTGGTGTAATTAAGCCTCAAACGCCGAATTTTACATTAAAAATGCAAAAAATTAATGAAGATGATAATTATTCTTTATAATAAATCATCTTATTTTTGATCTTATAACCAATATTAAACAACTTAATATCATCTCCATCTTCTTCTAATTGAAGAATTTCTTGAGAAGATTCTATAATTGCTTTATTAAAACTCTTATTCCCACATAAATATAATACTTCCAATAGAATATTCTTTACTTGAGAATTTTCTTTATCTTCTAAAGAAGAAAGAAGTCTATATAAAGTAGAAAATCCAATAGTTTCACTCTCAATTTCCGAAATAAGGTCTTCTCTTAGCTTATTCGCTCTTTCATTTTTATCTTCTTTGCTATCATTTTCTGAACCATAAATACTTTTTCGTTCATTTATAAATTTCTTCAATATACTATAAATTTTATTTATCTGCTTTTGATTTACACCAGATGTTCTAAACAACGAATTATCCAATATAGACACAAATGGTAACCAGTCTTTCTTATAAGGATTTTTTATTTTAAATCCATTAACTATAGTTTGCAAATAGTCCATTGAAGTATGATATTTAACATAATCCTTTTTAACTGGATTATAATAGCCTTTTTGTTTAGCGATATGAGAAAAGAAATGTGGCATTCTTTTTTTTCCTTTAACTGATTTTCCGTCTTCAGTATCTTCATATTCACATAAAACTTTATCATACTTCTGGCGAAGCCTATCAAGTTCCTTACTGTTATTGATTACAAACTCTTTCTTTGCCTTGTCTATTTCGATACCGCTCATTACATCTAATTGACAAATATCATAGTATAATTCTTTAATATCATCATATGTAGCTCCATAATACATTCTTTCCCACAATAATGAGTTCAACTCTTGAGACAAATTTATGATTTCACCAATTTTGTTATCAGCGGTTTTAATATCAAGGTCGGCTTGCTGTTCAGGTGTATAATATCTTTTTACCTTTGTAGAACTAACAAAAGAGGTTGGAGTTTTAAATAAGTGATAATTCCTTTTAGCAGCACGAATAAGTGTTTCATTGTCCGTAAGCATTACCGTATCTGAATCAAAATCTGCACCACTTAATCTTTGCAATACATTTTCTCCAATGGAATTAATACATACAATTTCATTGGTAAGATTAAAATAACAGTCTATCAATTTGTTTTCTGTATTATATGGTAACCAAACATTACCCATCGTAACATGAGGAGACCTACTTGCTAAGAGAGTTTTATTATACTCAAAACGTGTACTATGTATATTTCCTGCTCCTATTTGACTACTCCCATTAAATTTACCAATAGATTGTCTGAGCATTTCTATTGGATTACCTAATAATGTAGAATAGTTGCCGTTTACATAAACATGTCCGTTTTTGAGATTCTTATAATAAGAACGAAGTAAATCAATAAGAAATTCTTGATAATACTTTGTTTTTGTAAAGTTGTCATTTATACACATCAAATTATATACTACATCATTTTTACTACTCATTGGTGAATTCAAAGGATTCATTTCATCAATATCAGGATATTTAATATAATGACGAACAACTTCTGGTCTATCTCTTAACATCTGAGCAAAACTAAGAGAATCTTCCAAAAACTCTCTTACTTCATCTTTCGACATTTGAAGAGTATTGATCAATTGATAATGAGTCTGTACTAATCGACCACCAAAGAAATGAGTTTCCTTATCATGTTTCACAACCCCAAAATTAGGATACAAATTATCTAACCATTCTTCCCATGTTCCAAACTTTAAATATTTAATACTACTTGGCGTTGTAATTAATTTTATATCTTCGATTTTTGTCGCTATCGTCTTTCCATTAAGTTGAGATATGCTTGTTATGTTATTATCTTTAAACCATTGTTGTATATTACAATTAAAACAACAAGACTTAAACATTAGATTTCTCAGTAGAAGCATTCCATAATTTTTATAATCTCCAAACAAAGATATGTCTAAAAGAGATTGTCCATCCCAAATAACATTTTCAATGTCGCATCTTTTTTCGGTGGTTTTTAAGCATCCATCTTCATCGTGTGTCTCAATTACATCTTCTTGAAACATACTCGTATAATCATCAATTAACAGAATATTTTCTGGTTTAATAGGTAATACATCAATAATACTACTAGATGGAAGGGCTATATATCCCTCATATGCCGCCAAATCTATCTCTTGTCCTAACTTTGGAACAATCTTTCCAGAACTAAATTTTAGAAGTGGTTCAAATAAATCTTCGTTAATAAACCAACATTTTCCCACTCTTGCTGAACCAGTAGACCTTTTAAGACGGCAATATTTAATACCATCACAATAAAATCCGTTTTCGTATAATTCCTTTCTAAGCTGAGAATTGTTTTTTATAATCTTAAAATCACCTTTTTTTGAGTATTGCATTTGAACTTCTTTGACAACACTCTTATCCTTCTTATCTTTTATTTGAATTTCTTTGCTAAAAAACGGTTTTGGTAAAGTTTCTATATTATTTACCTTTTCATTTATCTGAACTCCAACTATTTCTCCGTTTTCATTTTTTGCAACACAATCTTCAAATAACAAATCTCTGTAATTATATCCAAATTTGACAAAAGTATTTTTGTTCATTTGATTCCATTCTTTAACAGAATATTTAAAAGTAAGGTTGATTATATGAACAGAATATCTATTCTTTTTAACTTTAAAAACAATATCATTTCTTCTATACTTCTTTGTATAAATATCTAACAACTCTATTAAATCTAGGCTATCATCATAAGAATTAATGAACTTTCGTAGATTATAATCTCTGTTTTTTAGCTTTAAACTATACTCTTTTAATTCGCTGTAGTTACAATGTGATGCTAAATATATATCTTTTGCATCTATAGAAGGAATATAAAACTTATTACTTATCACTTTTATTCCTTCTTTCTTTCTTGATTTTTGTGACAGCCTGTAGTCTTTGATTAAAGTTAATATCAGCCATAATTCTATCCGCTATTGATGTAGAATTACGCATTCTGTTATAATTAGTAGTAAAATCGTCTTCAGAAATATATCCACCAAATCTACAATTGTAATCTTCTTCCTGTGTTAAATAAATTCTCTTATATTTTTCTCTCACTATTTTCTTTCTCCTTTTTAAATAATTCTCTTATATCGCATCATCCTTTCCGAAATAATGTGACTTTTTATATTCTTTATATATTTTTAATATAAGCATTGAAAAATAAAAGCAAATGTAATATAATAAAACTGGCATAAATATTATGCTAAAACAATAATATAATAGGGGAAGTCATCCCCCATAGAAAAGAGATAATTTGAGCCTAACAGTAAAGTTTAAGTCTTTTCATCTTTGTGATGGAAGTTTAAATGCATTTCTTTTACTCTATTCTTTATTTGTTGTTCTTTTAATTCTCTTTATATTATTGTTTTGTAGTCTTTTTTCTTTGTAGGCGACTAGCTATTATAGGTTAGCCGCCTATACTTATATTCTCTTTTAATTATTCTCTGTTACATCTATACCAATATCTATATAATCCATTAATGAATCATAATTCTGTTTGCAATTATCTAAACTACCATTCTTATCTAAGTTTCGAATATATCTACTAATCCCAATTTTACTCGGAACACCATTTGAAAGTTTAAGTCGATGACCAGCATAATCCCATATAATATCCATAATCTCAATATCTTCTTTCCTTATGTACAGATATAATTTATAGTATTCATCGTCTGGCATATCCTTATAATGCTCGTACATACATACAATTTGGAAGTTGTCCGAAATGTTTACTAATATTGTGTTTCCTAAATCTTTATATTTTTCGTTCTTCATACTTTTATTCTCCTTTTATAACACTTATTTAATCTTCTAGTTTACTCATCTTTAATGTTTTCTTCTTAGCAAGTTTGAAGTTATATTTTTCAACAAACAGTTTCGCATATCTTAATGATGTCTTTTTAGTTCTAATATCAGCTTCTGCATCCTTTTTAATATCTCTTACGTTTTCACGTGATAATACTTCTACAATACGCTTTCTATCAAATTCATTATAGTAAGTCTCATAAAAATCAAACATTCCACGAAGAAAACCCCACTGTAAAGATAATGGTTCACCATTAAAACAAGATTTTACAATATCAAGACACTCAATAAAACAATTCACTTTTTCTGCTTTACTATATTCCTTATAAATATTTAATAATTTAGCAGGACAACCAATTTTATAATCACTACCAGTTTCTTCTCCATAAATATTAAGTTTAAATCCGATAGACTTTAAACAATTATAAAAATCTTGTTCATCTTTATGTTTATCATATGTGCCATTGATTTGAGCAGTTAATGTGCGCTTTCTTGATTGTCCACGTCTTTTGGTATTCTCATCACTAAACCAATCATTCTCTTCTTGTTCAGTAAGTCCATATCTAAGCTCACATTCAACTGTTGTATATCCACGCTTTTTAAGGATTGCTATAGTGTGCTGACCATCACAAACTTTCATAGAGCCATCGACTCTAACACTTACAAGTACGATACTGACTTTACTTTCCTCAAAAATCCCATCTTTACTATTTTCCTCTACAAAATGCATGTCAATATCTCTCTGATAATTCAACATAGAATCAAGTTTATCAATTGGTACACGTTTTCTTTCAATTTTCTTTTCAATTTTTTCTTCTGTTTCTTTTAATGCTTCCTTTAATTTTAACTTCATAATTTTAATTCTCCTTTTTTAAAGTTGTTTTCTTAGCTGATTCAATAGCTGTTAATAACTTCATTACATTATTCTCTGCATTAACAATACATTCATCTAACTCTGCTTTAGTAACTCTAGCTTCCATATCATTGAGAATACTAACAAAACCATCATAATATGTCTCAAAGTCAGCATTCATACATTCAATAATAGAAACTTTGTAGTCCCAAATAGAATCAAGATATTCTTTTGACTTTTCAGTTTTAAGGTCTTCACATATTTGTCTGACTTCATCACTAACTTTTGCCTTTTGTGAACTTGTGGTGATTAGTTCATTATTGTATTCTCCGTTTAAATTGTCAGAAGTCTGTGTTTTCTTACTTTCATTCTGTAATTCTTTATATCCAGCACTAATAGAAGTTTCACCTGATAATACTCTTTGTTTTATATCTTCATTATCTGAATTAAGCACCTTTGCTCCCATACGATAGGTTTTTTCAGATACTCCTGCTATATCTGATAATTTTTCAGAAGTGGTTGGATTGCGTTCTTTTTTAGAAAAATCAACCTGTGGTAAATTTTCCACACCTTGATTTTTAATATATTCCTTTGAACGTCTATCTCCACCTTCAGCTAATCTTAAATTCTCTCTTGCTAGTCTCTCATATATCGGTCTATACTTCTCAGCTACTGCTATTCTTTGAATAGGGGATAAGTTGCGTCTACCAAGCTGGATATCAAGCATCCATTCCATAACTTCTTCTTTTGTTTCATAAGCAAGAGTACCAACTACATAATCAATACCATGTTTCTTACAAATAGAATAACGATTATGACCATCTACAATAAATCCATGCCATTCCATAATTGGAAAGTTTTTGTCAAAACCATTCTCTATAATATTTTTTTCAAGTTGTTTATACTCTTCATTAGTAAGTGGTGGTAATAAGTCTCTTAATTCAGGATCAATTTTTAATTCTCTCATTTGATTTCTTTCCTTTCTTTAATAAAAATATATTTTACTGCTATAGTTTAAGATGAAGACACATATTAAGTGCTTCATTATTATATTCTCCATCTAAACTTTGACAATTGCGTGCTTTTACATTGACAAGTTGCCAAAGTTTATTTGGTTGTATATGTAGTTATTCTCTTTTTTGTGTTTAAGTTTTATGGGAATCTTGCTTCATATTTCTGTTTCCTCCTTTTGTTTCTTCAAATGAATTTACTTTATAAACTTCCAACATCTTATTAATCGCCCATTCAATTTCTTGTTCATAACCTTCTTTATTAAGTACATATATATTTGGAGCATTTCTTGGTGGTTTCTTCGGGTCAAGCTGAACACTACCAACTTCTCTCTTAATTAAAAGCGGGTTTTTATTACCAATAGGAGATGTAAGATACTGAATACATTGATTAATAGTGTCTTTTGACATAGAAAGTTCTTTAGCCATAGAATCTATGCTTCTAAAAAATGCTTCAGGTTTATCTTGGGGTTCTGATAACAATTCATTTCCGTTTTTATCTCTTTGTCGTATATAAATATATGAGTTGATGTAAAGAAACGCCATCAATATATTCTCTTTATTAATGCTAGATTCATTCATCATTATAAAATCAAGTTGAGTTGATGTAACTTTTGAAAATTTATCTGTCGCATCAAAATTATCAGGAATGATTTTTATTTCAATCCCAGTATCATATCCAACAGAGTCAAGACTTTGTTTAACTTCAATCATCTTGTTGTTTATCATATATTCCAATACATCAAGAATTTCATGGAATGCTTTTGGTTTATGTTTGGTAGTTTTATATCCGTAAAATTCCATTACTTTACGAATAGTAATCCAGCTATAATCCTCATACGACCTATATCTATCAATGAGTATATAAGTAATATAGAATTTTCGACTAATACCATATTTTGTTTTGATATTTCCTTGAATATAATCATTTGGGAAACATGTAAAATATTCTGCTCTTTGTTGGTTCATATTTACTCCTTTGTATATACAATTTTATTTTGTGTTTTCATGTTATTTGATTATTCTCTTATTTAATTTACGAGAGTTCGGCAAACGACACCTTCGTGTATGTCCAATTTTTAAATATTAAAATTTTGACAGCACTTTAGTGTATGTATACTGAACAGGACTAAGATATAATACATATTTAATAAGATAGACTAAATAGTAATTTATTCATTACATTCATAAATTACTATTTTATTTTTTTGTTTGTTATATTATTTTCATTGTATTATATTCTCTATACTTTATTCTCTGTTTATATCTTCTTATATCTTCGTTTCTATTACAACTATATTTAACTTTTCTTATTAATCACTAATCTCATATTCGACAGTGCAAATAATAAATTACAACTATCTGGATAAATTATATTTCTCTTTTTATCTATTGAATTTATTTATACATTTGATTTTGTAATGGCTAAATAAATGTTCAATGACTTTATCTCTATAATCTTTATTTTCTCTCTTTGAGAAGATGTTATATAATTTTATCTTCTTAAAGTAAATCATGAATATATTCTCTTTTTATATTGGCTATTATTAATCTATACTTGATAAATATTTCTTCTTTTATATCAAACTTGTAATATAGCAATAAAAAAAGACAGTGAAAAAATCAACTGTCTTTTACTTAATCTTATTTTGTTTTATATTTTAATCTTCTTTTATATTTTCAGCTATTAACCAATTAGATTCTGGTTTTGCTATTAATCTTGCATCCATATAAGCCATTTCCATAGATAAACATGTGGTAGCTTGATAATATCCATTTTTCTTTAAATCCAATACTAATGCTACATCAGGTTTATCATCTTTCCCAAAACATAAAGGAACTAATAATTGTATTTTGTTTTGATAATAATGAGGAACTGCTAATTTATAATTTGCTATTACTTTTTGAATAGCAGTATCTATAACTCCTTTTAATACATCTAAAGGTCTTTCACTATTTTTAATAGAATCTGGCAATCTTTGGGATGTATTTAAGTCATCAAGAATATGTTTATAATTTTTATTTACTTCTAAATGCCAATTAAACACTAATCTTGAAGGGTCAGAAAAGAAATCTGCTCTTTGTGGAAAATCCTTAATTACATCTAATGCTCCTAATTCATATTTATCCTTGAATCCTTTAAAGAACCATTTTTCAGCATTTTCATCATTATTTTTATTTAGTTCACCATAAGCATAAATTGGTTCATAATAGCAAGAAAATAATCCAGTATCAAAAACACAATAATCTTCTGTTTCTATAACCTTACCTTCGTCTTGAAGTTTATTGAAAGTGTATTTTAAATAATTCTTTAAAATATAATTATCTTCATTGTTATCAAAACTCCATTTTTCGGGCAGGGCTTTTCCAGCAAGTTCTTTGATTTTTGCATTATAGTCTCCCCAATCCATATAATCATAAATATCCATATTAATCCTCTCCTTAGTATATATTTTCTTTATTATATCATATTTTTTTGATTTATTAAAGATGATAGATTCTTTTATACTAAAAAAATTAATATCAAAAATGTCATAAGGAATTTCTTTGTATGATTGAACTTCATTAAGGGGAAATTCTTTACTTGTCTGAATGTAAGCTTCTTTCTCACTAAATGCAAAACAAAGTCTAAGATAATTAAAATTTTTAGATTTATTGGTTGATATA